AGCGGAGCCGGAGGCTGGCACGACGCTGAAAGCGACGGGGGCCGTATTGGTTCCACCAGTGATATAGATGAGCACCCTTGAAGTGGCGCTGATCTTACTGTTTGTCAGGACGCGCGAGTGGAGCACACCTTGAGCTACTGTGAGTGACTCAGTTGTGACTTCACCGCTATCGGTGTTTAGTGTTTCCGCACCCGCCGCACCAGTGACGGCGCTGCCGCCGACATCGGAGAGGGGTGGAATAGCAACTAATGCCATATTGTTTGTTCCTTTCGATTGCTATCCGGGTCCCGGATTAACAGGACCCGAATAAGGGTTAATTCAACTACCACTGTTACGTGGCGTCGATGTATGTTGAGGCTGTCCTAACAGTCACCGCCCACAAGTCGTTAAGCAATACGGTTGCCCAGTATGCTTTCCAACCTGCTGTGATGAACTGCTTGAGTGGGTTTCCACTGTCAGCGCCGTTGTTCACGATGATCGACGGTGAGAAAGGACTTTGACCCGCCATGATGGCGGCTCCGAGTGCCTCTCTTCCGAGAACCATTGCTGTGTAAACGCTGGCGTTTGTGATCGCCCCGTCATAGGTGCCTTCAGCCGCATTCTCAGACCATCCTTCGGTCGTCACCATGATACGATTGCCATACCATGTGCCTATTTCTCCGTTGAAGATGCTGTTACCTGCAACTGTGTTACCTTCACGCTTCGTGCCAACGTCCACGAATTTCGCGTCTTGCATGACATCATACGCCTGTTGAGGGTGTATGATAGTCGCGTAGGCCGCGCCTTCGGGTTTCTTGGCCTTCGTGATGGTCAACCGCGCGAAAGGCCAGAGAAGATCGACGATCTTCATCTTACCTTCTGCGTTAGTCGCACCTTGAAGGTTCGCGTAGGACGAGTAACGACCGAAAGGCGTCGAGGTTGCCGAGCCGTAGTAACGGTTCGCACTACCTGGGGACCCTAGAGTCGCCACTTGTTGCACGCATAGGAAGTCCGCATGGACCCCCGCGTCTTCACCCATCAACCGGACCCCTTGGTCGAGAGTGCTGAATAGGTCTGTGAATGACACAATATCCGTGATCTTGATGGCCTCACCATACTGGGCGAGAGTCACGTTGACCGGGGTATATGTGATGTCGCGGAACTGAGCCAAGGGAATACCCTCGGTTAAGGCCGCAACCCTTGTTCGATCGGGCACGTCAGGTCTGAAGAACCGAATGCTTGTAGCACCCTTGTTCTTAGGAAACGGCCTTTTCTGCGCGAACTGGGCGGTCACGATCAGCGGCTTCGCATACGACAAAAGTTGTCGGTCGAAGTATTGCTGATACTGTGGCGTCAAGCCTGCGCTTGCTGTTTGTAGCATTGCCATAGTTAGTTATTTCTGGTTACGCGACTGCGTCCTGTCTCTCCGCGTCCCTTTCAAGAGCGTCATGCTGTTGTTCCAGTGACAGCTTAGAAAAGTCCGTAGGAGCGCCGTGAGTTGTTTTGTCGGCCCCTCCGTTCGGTTCGAGTAGAGCGTTTAGTCGCTTGATTTCGATGTCTTTCTTCTTGTTGTCCTCTTCCAGTCCAGAAGCTTTGGCGGCCTGCGTTCGCAGTTCGTAGAGCTGATAGGCGGAGGACCAACCTTCAGGGTCATTCCGTAGGAAGTCCCCGACTTTGGTCTTTTCCTCCATCATGGCATTCATTGCAGCCACTACCGGGTTATCCTCTTCGGCAAACTCGGGGTGTTCTTTCTGCAATTTGGCGGCGTCTTGAGCCTTGAGTCTGTTGAACTCGCCCATCTGGCCTTGGTAGGCTTCGCGTTGCTCATACTCCCACGACTGCTCAGCAGACGCCCTAGCCTTATCGGCTAGTTCGAACTTCTCGTAGGCTTTCTCTATGTCTTCCACATCCTGAGACTTGAGTAACCTCATGCCTTCTTCGTGGAAGTCCTTAGATGCCTTCATCAGTTGTTCAGTAGAGAACCGAGGAGCGGTCTCCTGGGTGCCGCGCGCTGCGCGCTCCCTGAGTTGCCGATCCGCTTCGATGAGTCTGGCTCGTTCTTGTCTGTTTTCCTCAGCAATCCTTTGCTGATTCTCCCAGTTCCTGTCGAGACGTGCCTTTTCTTTCTCTGCCTTTTCTCGCTTCTGTCTGGCGAACTCGGATTCAGGCTTCTTCGGTAAGAACTTACCGTCTGGGCCTCTTTCTCCTTGTTCACCTTCACCTGCTTGGCCTTTAGCTTTCGCTGCTGCGTCCGCCTTGGCCTTAGCTACTGCGGCTGCCTTGTCGGCTTCCGCCTTAGCTTCTGGGCTGGTGGGTTCAGCTTCGCCTTCGCCTGCGCGGCCTGCATCTGGCTCTCCTTCGCCTGCCCCGGCCTCTTCTTTCGCGCTGGCCGGTTTACCAGAAGTCTCTTCGTCACGGTCTGAAGCTTCTGCCTCAGAGAGTAACTGATCGTGAATCTCCTGATCGGTAGGTTCGTTATGCTGTTCTTCGTTTTCGTCCATTATGTTGTGACTAACAAGGAACCTATCTTAGTGCGATGACGGCAGGTGGTTCCTCTTCCTGCTTATCATCGGATTTCTCCGCCTTTTCGGTAGGCGGAATGACCGAAAGTAAATTTTCCATGGCCTCTACTGTCATCTTGACACCTAGAGCTATGCCTGCGGCCTTCTGTAGCTGGTCTGGCGGCTCATGGATAGCTGTGACTGCGGACTTGACCACAAAATTCGTGAGATGGATCTTCAACTTCTTGCCCGTGTCGCTATTGAAGAACTGGTTCGTCCCCAGAGCATCCTCTTGCGTCCAGGCGTCGGGTGATTCGGCTAAGTAGTCGAATTTGTAGGTCAGTTTGGCCGTGCGCCATGCGCGAGCGAGATGTTCAATGAATTTCATGGGATTATGCTGCTTTCTTTGCGGGTGCCTTCGGCACGGGTTTGATTACTGCTTTTTCGTCGATGTCTGTAGCGAGAGGCGGCAGACCAGCCTTAACGAGCGCCGCGTTTACGTCGTTGACGTTCATCTTGACCCCGGCCTTGATGAGATTCGCCACGGAATCCATAATCTGACTCGGGCTGCTCTGCGGAGGCGGCTCGGGCGGCGTCTGTGGGGCCGCTGGCGGGGCCGCGCCCTGTCCCTGGTCCCCTGAGCCTCCCGGCGTGCTTGCGAGCTGGTGGAGGGTCGCCATGGCCGCCTGAACCTGCGGAGATTTGAGCATCAGCATACCCTGTTTGTCCTTTTTGGCCCCCATTTGCTGAACGTGCGCCTGAAAGTGCTGTTCTTCGAGACTTGCCTCGCCTGCTTCGATTGCCTCGCCCTTGTGGAGCTTCATCTCGACATACTGGGCGAGTGTCTGGATGTGGACCGCGTCCATATCGTCCTCTCGGGTCTTCGCGGGGAAGCCAAAATTCATCAGGAGAATTTCTTCCGCCTGTAGCTGTGCTTGGCTGAGTTGTTGGTCCTGGGAAGGCCGCCATAGTCTCTTTACGAGCGCCGGATCGTCTTGCTCAAGCACATACTTGCTCAGCTCGCCCTGTTCGATCGAAGGGTCGCCGGTGAAAACCTGTTTGTAGCCCATGGCGCGCTGCACACGCTGCTCTTTGTTGTAGGAGTCCGCACTGCCGGTCGGCATCAGCTTGTAATTGGAGTGCCGCGCTGCTTGAGGCACTTCCGTGAAGTCCTCAAGAACCCACTTGTCCTTCGCCATATACTGATCTATGAGCGACTGAGACTGTTTGAAGATAACCCCTAGCTGTCCACGGAACGTGCGCCCGCGCATGTCATTGCCCTGGCCGGCTTGGCCGACAATAGCATTGATCTGGGTCGCTGTTATCTCTCCCTTGCTTCCTTTAGACCCCGATAGGTGCTCCCCGGCTGTAAGATCCGGGACCTGCACACGATCTTCCGCAATCGCGCGCTGTAGCTGCATCTCTTCCTTGAACTCGATCGGAGCCTGCACTGTTTGGGTAGGCTCAATGCCTTGCGGCAGGATTTTGCCCGGTCGATTCTGGAAGTTCGCAGGGTTAGGGATGATTCCCGTATTCTTGTAAGTAGGTTGACCATGAAAGTCGAGGAATTGCAGCTTGTGGTTCCATAGCTTGCACAAGTCCAACTCAAAATGGCTCAGGATCTCGGTGATGCCTCGGGTGCCGTAGTAGTCCGGGTCCGCCAGCTCATATCGAAGGTCGCAAAATGGTAGCTCTTTGTGGTTGTAAGGCAGTCCGCCCGTGTCCTTGACCTTCTCTCCGTATTCGCCGGCCATTGGGGACATGGTTTCGATCTTGATCTGCCCGCCCTCGCGCGTGTAAACCTCCCAAAGCACAATCTGCTCATCGTTTTCGCCAACCATGATGCCTTCACGCAGTCGAATCTCGTCAGCGGCGTTCTGGTAGGTCTCGGAACCACGGCCTTTGATCTTACTGATGAAGTCCGTGCCCTGCTTATACTGCTTGTTGGCCTCGTATTGGCGCTGACTCAAGTGAATGACGTGGACTAACCAGTCCGCTTTCTGTAAGTCCTCGGGGTAAGAGGGTACGATGATGTAAATAGGTCTGACTGCAACGAACCGGATGCAGCTATTCGCAGTGTCCCACATGACTTTGATCGGTCCGCGCCCATACATGAGCATGAAGTCGATCGCAGTGTTGACCGTGCGCTCAAAATTCGTGTTTTGCTTCAGGGTGTAATCGAAGAACCTCTCCGCAAGAACTGTGTCGGCAGCTTGTTGAGGTTTTCCGCTGATAAAGGTAGCCAGTCGCTCCTGGTTGTAGATTTGCGCGATGTAGTAGGGCTTCAGCTTGTCGATCATGGTATCGACGAGCGGGTAGTGCATGTCCGGCGCGTTCTTGTAAGGCGGCGCGGCGCGCTTGATGCCGGTGTAGCGCATCGTAAACCAACTACTCTGCTTACGTTCCCACTCTCCCCTGTCGGAAAGCGTGTCCTTGATTTCTTTGAAGAGTGATTCGTTCATTACAGTCCTACAGAGCAGCCAACATTCTCCCAGTCTTGCCGGTTGGAGCGAGCGTTGCTGAGGTTACTAAGGTCCAGGTGCCACTCAGGCACTTGTAGGGTGTCATCTGGCGTCGCCATACACCCAAACATCGAGTCGGCCCGGTCAGGGGACTCGATCCCACGTTCCTTTTGCATCTTCCATTTGTCCTCGACGGCTTGTTTACCGTCCGGGGTAAAAAGTTTCTTCCGGCAAGTCAGTTGCGCCTTGAGCATGTCATCCTCTGGGATGATTACCTGTCGGTCGCGGATCTTCTTGCAGCCTTCGAGCCACGCGGCGGCGCTCCAACTCTTATAGGCCC